GGTCGGGTTGTGGACTCGCCAGAATCAAATGTCGAAAGTTGCGGACACGCAGTTTCGCGGACTGGCCGGTATGGGTGGGCGTGCCTCGTTGACGTCGAACGCATGGGACCCGTCGGAGAACTCCGTCGCTCAGCAACAGTACGAGTCGAACTCGGTGGACGTGTACCGGCATTTCAAACAGCCGCCGTCGAACCTGTCGTACCGCAACAAAGTTGAGCGTCGCAAGATTCACCAAATCGTGTATGGCGAAGCGTTGAAACAAAACGGTGGCCATGTTGACTTGGACGCGATTGAAGCCGAAGCGCATGACCTGATTGAGCGTGACGTCGCCCAGGCGGAACGCTTTTTTGGTAACCGTGTTGTCGCTGCGTCGGACTCGTGGATTGACCCGAAGTCGTGGGACGAACGTGCCAACCCGGATCTAAAACTTGAACCGGGTGACCGCATCACAATCGGTTTTGACGGTTCGCTTCGCGATGACTCCACAGCTCTTGTTGCATGCCGAATTGACGATGGTGCCCTTTTCCTTTTGGGGGTGTGGGAGTCACCTACCGATGCGGATGCCGCCGCCGAGTGGGAAGTTCCGGTCGGTGAAGTTGACGCGGTGCTCGCCCAGGCGTTCAAAGATTTTGATGTTGCCCGCATGTATTGCGACCCGGCGTACTGGCAGGACATTGTCGGCCGTTGGGCGAATGAGCACGGCGAGAAAATTGTTGTGGAGTGGTGGACAAACCGTGAGCGTGCCATCGTGGCCGCGCTTGAACGTTTTCACACGGCCGTAATCACAGGTCAACTGTGGCATGACGGCAACGAAACAATGTCTCGCCATATTTCTAACGCCAAACGGAAGCAAACCCGGTCGGGTGTGGTGATCCGAAAAGAGCGCGATAAGTCTCCGCGCAAAATTGACATCGCCATGACTGCCGTTTTGGCATACGAGGCACGTGGCGACGTCATTGCGTCAGGCCATGTTGCAAAAAAGAAATTCAAAGTCGCTGGATTCTAGGAGGGTCGCATGGACGATTACGATGAGCCGACTTCCCCTCTCCAGCTTTTGAAGCAGCTTGAGGTGGAACTTGGTGACCGACAGGTCACGCTTTCACGTTTGCAGGATTACCACGATGGAAAACATCGCCTGGCGTTTACGTCGGAAAAGTTTCGCCAATCGTTTGGTGGCATGTTCTCGGCGTTTGCTGACAACTGGTGCCAGCTTGTGGTGGACGCTGTTGAAGAACGTCTCAACGTCGAAGGTTTCCGTCATGGTGATGACCCAAATGCGGATCGTGATGCGTGGGCTATTTGGCAGCGCAACAACCTCGACGCCGACTCACAACTCGCGCATTCCGAAGCTCTTATCAAGGGCGATTCGTACGCCATGGTGTGGGCTGATGATGAAGGCCAGCCAAAGGTTTCTATCGAGTCACCACGTGATGTCATTGTCCGTTATGAACCGGGCAACCGTAAAGAACGCATTGCTGCACTGAAACGTTGGAAAGACGATGACGGTTGGCGTGCAGTCTTGTTCACCAAAAACTTCGTGTACAAGTTTGACAAAGACAACGGCGATGACGAATGGCATGCGTGCCACACCACCACTGAACCGTGGCCGTTGGTCAACGTCATGGGCATCGTGCCCGTCGTTCCCCTGGTCAACCGGGCTTCATTGACGTCGCACTATGGCGTCTCAGAATTTTTGAACGTCATCCCGCAGCAGGACGCGGTCAACAAGTTGCTGGCCGACATGTTGGTTGCGTCGGAGTACATTGCGTTCCCGCAACGTTATGTGACAGGTCTTGAAATCCCTGTCGACGAGAACGGCCGCGAAAAAGCACCGTTCCAGATTGCGTTGGACAAACTGCTTATTGCCGAAGACCCACAAGCACGTTTTGGCACGTTGTCCGCCGGTGACTTGCAGAACTACGTGACCGGCATTGAGACACTCGTCCAGCACATCGCGTCACAGACGCGCACACCTCCGCACTATTTTTACCTTGGCGGAAACTTCCCCAGCGGTGACGCTATCAAGTCCGCTGAAACGGGTCTGGTGGCAAAGGCACGCCGAAAAATGCGTTTCTTTGGTGAGGGCTGGGAAGAAGTTATGCGCCTATGTTTCAAAGTGCTTGATGATCCGCGCGGTGACATCACCAACGGCGAAACGATTTGGGCTGACCCCGAATACCGGTCAGAATCCGAGCTCGCAGACGCCCTTATCAAACGCAGCTCTATTGGTGTGCCTCGCCAGCAATTGTGGGAGGACGCGGGCTACACGCAGACGCAAATCTCGCGCTTCCGCACGATGGAGGCAGACGATGCCCTCAACGCGTTGCTCAACCCGGCACCAATGCAAGCCCCGACAAACCCTGTTGTCTAATGGTCAACAAATTGACGCTCGCGTATCAAACCGAGCTCAAACGCACCCGACTAATGACGGGCAGTCGCGTTCAAGAAACATGGAACCGGCTGGGCAGTTACAACGAAGAGGACGTGCCACGGTTCATTGCAAAAGTTGAACCAATTGTGCGTGCTGGCCAACAACGTGCGTCGGCAACAACGTCCGCGTATTTGTCACGCAAATTGAACGTGCCCGCTGTGGCCGTCCCACTCGATGATGTTGTCGCCCGTGTACGTAACGGGACACCGTTTGCCGACGTTTATCGCCGGCCTTTTGTTGAAGTGTGGGGCGACCTGCATGACAACCAAAGCTGGAGCGACGCTGTGCAGTCCGGGGGGAAACGTGCCTGGTCTTTATCAACCATGGACATTTTGCTGTCTTTCACCGCAGCGATGATGGTGTTCTCGGCCGTCCGTGGTGCCGGTGAACGTGTTGTCGGTTACCAGCGAGTGTCCGACCCTGCATGTTGCGAATACTGCGCCATGCTCGACGGCGTCATTACCGGCCCCGATGAACCGATGCCCATTCACAACAACTGCGGATGCACTGCGGATCCATTGCTTCGTGAGACGGCTGCTGAACGTGACAGTCCGTCTGCTCAACCGGGCGACACCGTTCAAGACGCTGCCATTGAAGAACATGGCGAGTACGGTCCCGTGATTACCGTCGCCGGTCAACGTTTTACCGGTCCTAGCGACCTGAACTAACAAGATTTCAACAAGCCGCCCTAGAGGCGGTTTTTTGTTGCGCAATTTCCGACCGCGCGAGGTGGCCGGGATTGAAAGGAGTCCGTGATGGACGAACAAGAAACGGCAACCGTCGAAGCACCCGCAGAGGTGGCAACGCCGGAAGTTATGCCCGAAGAACCACAGCAGGAAGTTCCCGCCGAGGTAAAGAAGGCACTCCAGAAAGCCAACAAGGAAGCTGAACAGCTTCGTCTAAAGCTCAAGGAGTTTGAGGATCGAGACAAAACCGATGCTCAACGACTACAGGAAGACCGTGACGCCCTCAAGGCTGAACGTGATGCTCTTCTGCTTGAAACGCTGCGACGTGAGGTCGCGGACGAAAAAGGGCTAACGCCCCCCCAGGCGAAACGGCTCGTCGGCACCACTCGTGAGGAGTTGGAAACCGACGCCGACGATGTGCTCGCTGTGTTCCCCGTAAAGGCTGCGCCACGAATCTTTGGTGACGTCGGTCAAGGTGTGCGCGGCGATGGCTCCGGCAAGCGCATCTATACCACTGCCGAGATCAAGGACTTTCAGTTCTGGACCGCAAACCGAAGTGACATCGAACTCGCCCAGCGCGAGGGCCGTGTCATCGACTCCTAATCATCTAAAACGAAAGGAGATGTCTCCTCATGGCTGACATCACTACCACCACCGGTGCTTCGTTCATTCCCCAAATTTGGGCGAACACGGCACTCGAAATCCTGCGCAACAAAGTTGTGCTGGCCAAGCTCGTCACTCGTGACAGCGACATCGCCGCTTTCCAGGTTGGTGACACCCTCAACGTGCCTTACCCGGGCGCGATGGTTGCCAACGACAAGTCGGCAAACACGGCTGTCACGCTTCAGGCTCCGTCGTCGACCACCACGACCCTGACGCTCGACAAGCACAAGGAAGCCTCGTTCATCCTCGAGGACCGCTTCGCAGCAACCGCTAACCAGGACGTCATCGCACGTTACCTTGACGCGGCCACCATTGCGATTGCAGAGCAGATTGAAAAGGACATTTTCACCACTGCTGTAACGTTCACCGCTACCACGGGAACGTACGGAACCGACCTGACCTACTCTTCGCTGCTCCAGGCTGGCAAGAAACTCACGGACAACAAGGCTCCGACGGACGGCCGCGCTCTCGTGCTCTCGACCAAGGACGAACTCGCTATCCGTAGCGACTCGAACCTCCAGAGCTACTTTGCGTTTGCTAACCCGGAGACTGTTGCCAACGGTGCAATCGGTCACCTCGGTGGCTTCGACGTTTACTCGTCACAGCTCGTTCCCACGGTTGCCGGTACCCCCGTTTCGACCAAGAACGTTGCTTTCGCTCCCGGTGCAATCCTCCTCGCAATGCGTAGCCTCCCGGACGTTCCGGCTGGCACCGGTGCGCTCTCGGCTGTTGCCAACGACCCCGTGTCGGGCCTCGCCGTCCGCGTTACTCGCGCATTCAACGCAAGCAACCTTGCCACGCAGATCACTGTCGACGTCCTCTACGGTGTCGCCAAGCTCCGCGACGAAAAGGGTGTCCTGGTCAAGTCCTAACCGACAGACCAGCGGGGGAACCGGGTCTTCGGGCTCGGTTCCCCTACATATAAATAGGAGTCGACGTGAAACTTGCCGTGATTTTCCCATCACGCGGGCTCGCCTACTCCGAAACAGTCGAAGAACTGCTGCGAGAACTTTCCTCCGTCACGCTGGAGTCACGCATATTCTTCGCCCACTCACTTCCCATCCCAGACTGTTTCAACACCCCGGTGAGCCGTGCGCTCGCCGAAGATTTCACACACTTTTGGTTTGTTGAAGATGACATGGTGTTACCTGTCGGGATTTTGCAAGAACTTATCGACGCGGATGTTCCGGCCATTACGTCGGATTACCCGTTGACGGCCGACGCGTGGTGCATCATGGCAAACCGTCGAGGCGAAGTCATGTTGTGTGGCACTGGGTGTTTGCTCATGGATCGCGCAACGTTAGAAACTGTGTTTCCGTTTCGCACCGATGTGATGTGGACGTGTGACCTGTTGGTTGATGAACCGGTGTGGGTGTCACAGCCGGTCAGTGAGTCGTTGGCGCGTGAGGCGTATGGCTTGCACGACGTGAACATGAGTTTGTCCTTGTATAACGCTGGGACTCCGATTGCCGTCACGAAAACTAAGTGTTCGCAGCGTGTGGTTGAACGTTTTGCGAAAGAGAAGCAGAACGAGGACGGCTGGCACGTCATCTCGATTCTCCCCGAACCGAAGGAGCGACCATGACGTTGCCAAACCTTGCCGTCCAGGCCGACGTGGAAGCGATTTTGAACCGTTCGCTCACCGG